GTTCTTCATGCAGCGCGGCCTGGCAAAGATGGCGCTCGGCAACGACCTGACACCGGCTGGCGGTGCGGTTCACGTCGTCAGTGCCATCGGGCTGCTGGAAGACTGGCTGGCCCGGAACTTCAGCGGCAGTGGTCTGCTGCATGTCCCGGTGGGCGCGGCATCGCTGCTGTCTACCAACTACCTGGTCCCGTTCGCCTCGGACGAGAACTGCCCGAGCACTCTGGCCGGCAACGGGGTCGTCCTCGGCGCGGGCTACTCGGCCAGCGTCGGACCGTACACGGCACCCCAGACACCGGGTGCGGCAGCCCCGGCCGGTGAAGCGTGGCTGTACGTCACCCCGCCCCTGCGGATCCGCCGCGACGCACCGAGCCTTGCGCTGGACGCAGAGTGGCAGGGGGTCAACACCGTGATCAACGACCGGCGCGCGGTGGCCGAGTCCACGTTCGTCGCGGAAGTGTCCTGTTGCATCGCGGCGGCCGTCCGCGTGTCCCTGGACCCCTGCTTCTGCGGGCCGGTGGCGGCATGACCGACTTCGTGCACATCGAGCCGGCGGACGATCAGCGGCGCGCGTTCGCGCGGTGGGCCCTCTCGCAGACGCCGAAGTTGCAGACGTCCAGCAGCACGGGAACGGATGTGCCGGTGGACCTGTATCCGGACGTGCCGGTGGAACTGCTGGAAGGCGCGTTCGTGGACGGGTACCGCTACGGCGGTCCAGCGGCCCCGCAGCCGGACTCGGGAACGACACCGGCCCCCGAGCCCACCACGGCCGCGAGAGCGTCACAGGCGGCCAGCAGCGGCCCCGCAAGGAAGCCGCGCAAAAGGGCGGCCCGCAAGCCCCGGAAGGCGGCCACATCGAAGCTGACGGCCGAACAGCTCGCGGACGAGGCCGGTCCCGACGTCGCGGCAGCGGCGGACGGTTCGAGCAGCGCGGACAGCGCGAGCGAGTAGCACCGTGGCGGCTGCGTACCCGGATACACTGGGTGCGCAGCCGCTGGCGTTAGGCCGGGTCCACCAGACAGAAGGGATCCGGTCGTGAGCTGCGACCTTATTGCCAACCTGGACGTGGTCCGTGTGACCCGCGTCGATAACTGCGGACTGCCCATCGCGGGCGAGAACGCGTTCGTATCCGAGTGCGTGGCGTCCGTCGCCATGAACCCCAACGTGGACGTGTCGGATGACGTGATCTACCGCGCGGCCAACGGCACGCTGTGCGGCGTGAAGCGCGGCTGCCCGACGCTGCTGGGCTACGACCTGGAATTCAACTTCTTCCAGGTCTCGCCGCAGATGACGTCCGTGCTGACCAACCAGCCCGAGGTCTTGGATGCCAACGGCGAACTGGTGGGCTTCGACGACTGCGCGATTCAGTGCGCGGGTGGCTTCGCGCTCGAATTCTGGGCAGAGCTGGTGGGCCAGAACTGCACCGACACGGGCGCGCAGCGGTACCTGTACGTCCTGCTGCCGTGGGTCAGCAACGCGTACCTGTCGGACCTGTCCATCGGCAACGAGGCTGTGACCTTCCAGCTGGTGGGCAACTCGAAGGCAGGCGGCCGCTGGGGCGTGGGCCCGTACGACGTGGTTGACACCGCGATCGCACCGGCACCCCCGGTCGCGGGCCCGATGCTGACGCCGCTCGGGGACACCTGTCACCGCCGGATTCAGGTCGTCACCATCGCCCCGCCGGTGCCGGACCCCGCATGTGACTTCGTCACGGTGCCCGCGCTCGGCGCGTAGCAGCGACGCAACGGGGCGCAACGCTTCGGTGTTGCGCCCCGTTGCACCACCCGCAGCAACCGCGAACTGCCGAAGGAAGGAACGCCATGCCGCTGTCCTCGGGGCTATGCAGCCTGGACGGTTGGGAACTGGACCCCGACTGCATGAACATCCCGGACGGGACTGATCCGGCGACGATCGAGAAGTGGCGGCAAGTCGCGGCCGAACTGCTGTTCGCACTGACCGGCAGCCGCTTCGGCCCCTCGTGCCCGGTCGTGGTCCGGCCGTGCCTGAAGAGCTGTTTCGACGGCTTCCGCTCGTTCCTGTTCCAGGGTCAGCCGGTCATGTCCACGGGCCCGTTCGTGCCGTACATGCGCGGCGGCCAGATGTTCAACGCGTCGTTGTGCGGCTGTTCGGGCGGCTGCCAGTGCGGGCCGGAACTCTGTGAAGTCTTCCTGCCTGGTCCCGTCTACGACGTGGTCAGCGTGGACATTGACGGCGAGACGGTGTCCCCGGCCACGTACGGCATCCTGGACGGACGCTTCCTGGTGCGCAGTAGCGCCACCCCCGAGGACGCGGCCGGCGGGACCTGCTGGCCCGGCTGCCAGGACATGTCCCTGCCGACCGGCAGTGAGAACACGTTCACGGTGACGTACCGGACCGGAATCCCGCTGCCCGCGATGGGGCGTGCCGCGCTGTCCGAGCTGGCCGCGCACTACATCCGAGGCTGTGCCGGCTGCGGCTGCGGCGCCACGGCGCAGAAGAACCTGTCCCGGCTGTCCCGGCAGGGTGTGGACCTTCAGTTCGTGGACGCTCAGCAGGTCCTGACGGACGGGCGCACCGGGCTGCCGCTGGTGGACCAGTTCATTCACGCGGTGAACCCGGGCGGGCTGCCGCGCGCCATGCGGGTGTTGTCCCCGGACGCACCGAAGCCGCCGCGTATCTGGTACTCGGGAACGGGGTCGTGATGGCGCTGTCCATGCTCGCGGTACATCAGGCCGCGCAAGATCTGCTGACGTGCGTGTGTGAGGCACTGGACCGTATCCCCGAGCAGATGACGGGGCTGGACGGGTGCCCGTGCCGCACGGGCGTGGTGGCGGGCGTCCCGGCCGCTGACGGATGCGACGGCGACTGTTCGGCCGGACCCGGCGAGTATCCGGGCCAGCTGACCGTGCACACGGTGCGTACCTACGTGGCAGAGCTGCCCACGTACACGAACCTTCAGGCGGTCCGTCTGGACGGCACAAACTGCGGGCCCAACGCACTGACCGTGGTGGACCTGATGGTCACCTTGTGGCGTTGCTCGCCGGGTCCGACCGACGAGGGGTGTCCGCCGTCCATGGCGGACCTGGAAGCCACGGCGATTCAGCAGCATGTGGACATGATGGCGGTCACTCAGGCGGTGACGTGCTGCTACCCGTCCACGGATTCGACGCGGCGGAAGGGACGCCGGTACTCGCTCGGCCCGTCTACGGCGCTCGGCCCGCAAGGCGGCTGCGTGGGCTTCCAGACGTCTGTCACGGTCGCACTGGACGGACTGGCCGCGCCGGTCCCCGCCGCCCCTCTCGCGGGCGTACAGCCGCTTTCGCTGGGCAAGCCGTAGTGCCGGCCCGGGTAACGATCGACCCGTCCCGCTTCCAGCGGCTGCTGTCCGCCGTGGGTGGTCCCGGTGAACGGCTGCTGCGGCGGAAGGCCGAGCGGGTGGCCGCGCTCGCGCGCCGGTACGCGGCGCCGCACGGCAGCATGGCGGACGGAATCGTGGTGGGGCCTTACCAGGACAAGCGGATAGAGGTGATCAGCACGCACCCCGCCACGCAGTTCGTGCACGACGGGACGAGGCGGCACCAAATCAGACCGAGGAACCCTGCGGGCTACCTGCGGTTTCAGGTAGGCGGCCGAATCGTCTTCGCGAAGGTGGTGGACCACCCCGGTTACCGGGGTGACCCCTTCCTGACGAACGCGTTGCGTGACGCGGGGTGACGCTGCGTACCGCGTGGCAGAAGTGGGCAGAAACGAGCCGAGAGAAACCGCAGGTCAGAGACTTGTGGCAGCTGGAACTAAACCTTTCGTATTAAGCGGGTATGTGGTCAGGCATGGGTGGCACTACGTTGCGCGCGGGCCCGCGTACGGAAGGTGACACACCTGCCACACCACAAGTGCCTCTATACGCAAAGGTTGGTATTGGCTGCCATAAGTCTCTGACCTGCGGTGATGTGACGGCCGTTTCTGCCCACTTCTGCCACGGTCGCGCGCTGCCACGACTGGTGACACCGCGTCAGCCGTTTCTGGTCGCGGGTAAGCTGAGCACAGCAACCGACGAAGGGGCCCCGATGCGCGTCACAACCCGTCTGAAGTACGGACTGTTCCGGCTGTTGGGCGTGGTCAGCCCGAGCGGCGCTTACCCACTGCCACCCCGGTGGGCCCTGAACGCCACGGGCAAGCACCGGTTCTACGACGCACCCGACTGCACCGGGGACTGCTGCCCGTGGAACCGGCAGGTTGCGGGGTGCCGCCTGGCGTGCTGCAACCTGAAGCCGCAGACGGACGCGTACGGGGCCCGCACGGTCCAGCGGGTCCCGGACAACGTCATCCTGCTGCGGGGCCGTGAGAGGGGTAACGAGGCGTGCTGACCGACTACGCCAGTGCCAACGGTACCGAGGTCTGGAACACGACCCGGCTTCAGGCGTACCTGCGGAACGTGGGCAGTCCCTTCGACGGGGGCCCGGACATCTGCCACTGCCCGAGCCTCACCGCCGAAGTCCTCGGGGCTGAAGGCCCGTACACGACCCCGGACGCCGTGGTGGAACCCGCGCCCTGGTACGACCCTGCTGTCCCCGAGTCCGCCGAATTCCTCGGCTTCATGCCGCTGACCGTCTCGGGCACGGACGACAACCCACGTCGCCGTACGGTGAGCACAGCCGTGGGTGGTGGCGGCGTCTTCGGTCCGACGCGCGAGCAGCCACGTAACATCGTGGTCACGGGGGTACTGATCGGCGCCACTTGCTGCGGCGCTCAGTACGGGATGCAGTTCCTGTCCGAACTGCTGAGCGGGTGCACCGGCGACTCATGTGACGGCGACTGCTTCGCCATGTACAACTGCTGTCCCGATGACGGGATGACGCCGGTCCAGTTCAACGCCGCGCACCGCCGTACCTTCCGCCGCACGTCCCTGGTGGACGGGCCTACAGAGACCGGCCGGCACGCCACGGGTGACTGTGCCCGTTCGTCGTGCGCGGCCGGGGCGGAACTGATCGAGGTGGAATTCGTTCTGGTGGCCGCGTCCCCGGGGGCATGGACCGACCCGATTCCGGTGCTGGAAGTGACCCCGCCGATCGCGGACCAGGACGAGTGCGTGGACTGGTGCCTTCCCGGTGGCACCGACCCTGATCACGACTGCGACCCGTCTACGTGCCTGTTCCAGTCGTGTGTTACCCCCGGTGACCCGTACGCGGACCCGCGCACCGTGGTCCCGCTGCCGCCGCAGCCGACCGTGCCGGCAGGCAGCTTCTGCGCCCCTCTCGTCCCCGAGCGCGCCTGCTATGACATCGACCTGTCCGCCCGGCCCCAGTGGGCCAGTGACGCGCCGCTGGTTGAGATCTACGCCGGTGCGTACGAGCTGCGCAACATCCGCGTCACCTGGTACGAGAAGCCGGAAGGGTTCACCGGCACCTGCGGGGACCTGGCGGACAGCAACTTGTGCAACTTCGTCCAGGACTTCACAGTCACCTACGTGCCGCCGCGCGGCACACTGACGCTGGACGGCGCTATCGGGCGCGCCGTGGTGACGGCAGGGGGACAAGGCTGCCGGACCGCGTCCACGGCGTACGGGAACCAGAACGGCGGACCGGTCAGTGTCACGGACCTGACGTGTGCCACGTACTGCGTGTGCATCGAGACGGACAGCGACTCGCCCCCGGCGGCGGACGCCGTGGTCCGGATCAGCGTGCTCGGAAAGGGGTACTGATGGCGCTCGGCTGTGCTACCCACGGGTACACCATCACGGACCGCTCGGGCGGGCAGGTGGCGGCCTCGGGCCGCCTCACCCGCGTCCAGTACAACCGGTTGCTGAACGACTCGTCGGACGCCTCGGTGACAATCGCCGTGGAAGGGCTGGACTGCTGTACCGAACTGGGCAACATCAGGTCGTGGCGGCACTGGTTGAACATCTTCCGCAACGGCGTTTTCGTCTGGTCGGGCCCGATCGTCACTGTCAGCTGGTCCGGCTCGGACGTCGTGGTCAACGCGACGGACCTGATTGGCCTGCTGGACCGGCGGGTTGTCCACCGTCAGATCACCTTCGCGCGGGCACCCGTGGCCACCATTGCGTCCGTCCTGATCGAGGACGGGTTGCGGCCGGACGATCCGGGCCACACGGTCACCGTGGTGGCCCCGACCACCACGACCGGCGGCCGGACCTATCAGGCGTGGATCGGGCAGACGGCGGACCACCTGCGGGACCTAGCGGAAACGGGCCTTGACTTCACCGCCATCGGGCAAAATATCCTGCTGCTGCCGGACGACTTCGGCGAGACCATCGGGCGGCTGTCCGATGACGACCTGCCGGACGGGTTGAAGGTGACCGAGGACGGCGCCTCACTGGCAACGCGGCAGGTCGTGGCGGCGGACGAGGACACAGGCTTCGTCGGGGTGGCCGGCGGGGTCAATGACTACTACGGCCTGCTTGAGATCTACACCGAACAGAACACGCTGAAGACGCTGGCTGACGCTGATCAGGCGGCAGCAGCGAAGCTGGCCGGCTCGCTCAGCGTCCCGGTGTTCATCGACACACAGGACGTCACGCTGTCCCCCACTGCGCCCGTGATCATCGAGCAGCTGGTGCCCGGCTGGTGCTTGGACATCACCTCGGGCCAGACGTGCCGCGAGATTACGCAGCGCATGAAGGTCACCGGCCTGGCCGTGACCGAAAACGGCGACTCGGAACGGGTCGTCCTGCAAGTGGCCGCACTCGGCGAAGACCTGGTGGTGACGTGATGGCGCAACGCAACAGTCCTTCCCGGCGGTTCCCCGGTGAGCCGCTGGTGGGTGTCCTTCGGAACATGGCGTACCAGGCCAGGTACAGCAACAGGCGCCGCGCGGACGTTGCGACGGTGACCAACCGGGCCGCAACGGCTGTGTCCGCCGAGGCTGCGGCAGCCGCGTCGGAAGTTGCGGCGCTGGCCGCGCCCGCGATGGCCGCCACGCTGTCCGCAACGGCGGACGAGCCCGTGACCTCGGCTGCAACGCTCGTCGCAACGGCGGACGCACCGCAGCCGGGCACCGCAACACTGCTGCGGACGGACGAGAACGGACGCGCAACGCTCGAATACGAGGACCGTGGCAGTACCCCCGTAATTACCGCAACGGTGATCGGTGACCGTCCCGCCGTCGCAACGGTCATCCCGTGGGGCGAGAGCGCCGCAACGGTTTACGCCTGGACGCTTCCTGACCTGCTGCCAGCGGTGAACGTGCCGGTCGGTGTCCATGTGTTCTGGCCGTAGGATCGAGACCAGCAACCCGAGGGGAAGGACCGCAACATGGCGCGCGTCTGTGTGGACAGCACCTACTTCAATGTGGACGACAGCGGACAGCTGACGATCAAGCCCGGTTCGATCGGTTACCAGACCACGGTGACCGTGAACGGTGACCTGGTCCCGCTGAACTTCCAGATCGCGGACTACCCCGGTGCGGCGTGGGTTTTCGTCGAGTGCATCGGCGCGGGTGGCGGTGGTGCGGGCGCACAGGATCTCACCGCGTCCACCGGCATCGCCCAGGGTGGTGGGTCCGGCGGCACGTACTGCGCCTCGTGGCTGCTGGCGTCCAGCCTTCCGCCGATCGTCCCGGTTGCCGGTGGCAACGGCGGGTCCGGCGGCGTCTTCAACGCGGCCGGTGGCAACGGCGGTCAGTCCAGCTTCGGCACGTTGGTGGTGGCGCCCGGCGGTCTCGGGGCCACGGTCGTCATGCTCGCCAGCACCACGACCGGCATCGGCAAGGGCGCCGCGTCCCCCGGTGCGGGGACCGGACAGATTCGCCGCCTCGGACAGCCTGGCGGACACGCTGTGATGGTCGGTGCCTTCCACAAGATCGGCGGCCACGGTGGCGCCTCGGGCTGGCCGGGCGCGGGTGGACGCGGCGCCCTTGCCG